TAGATTCAGTAGGTCAAATACTTATCCCCAACTTAACCTGAACATTGGGAATGCACCTCTGGACTCTGGGTATATTGTGGTTTGCACAAACTGGACCCTGAGAAGTAAGACTAAATAGTCACCAGTCTTTTGAGCGCCAATACAGTTCAATTGAACAGAGGATTTTACCTCAAACTGCAAGATGCATTCTCAAGAGCAGAGTACCTGCCAATACCAACTTTCGTATGGATACGTCACAGTTTTACGACCAAGTGAAAAGTCGATAGTAAAGGATAATCAAATCCTCACCATAAGGTTCCACGTATTACGCAACATTAAATTGCGTGACGTGTACCTCGGTTGCCAACCTTGCTCGGCAAACATTCGGATATACTTAGGTAACCAAAAATTCCATGTGGCATCGTCATGCAACGACAACTCACGTGACATGGTATCAGCATTTTTAAGGGCCTGATCCATGTCTGGGACACGATCCATCCCAATTCCTCGAGTCCAAAGTGGAATCTCAAGGATTGTATTCAAATCAAGTGGGGCCACCCACTTCCCTATTATTGGTTCCCAACGTGTCGAACGCTTAAGAAAAGTGGTCTTATCAAAAGCACGCAACTCATCAGAAATCCCATCTTTTGTGTCGTTAGTGTAAATATGACCAAAAACGGCATATCCTTCAGCACATATCTTTTCTGTGAGGTTTTCCCTCCAGAGGGGTGACACCGTAAAACGGTTATCATCTCCCATAGTGCGTACAAGGACATTGTCAAAGAACTCAGCAAAAAAGCCTTCCTCAAAACCACGGGATCGCCACACTGAGTACATCAGCATAGCATGGTTCAAATAAGAATTGATCAAACTCGTGAGTGGATCTCCGGACGGAAGTGACCCGTTCCACATATCCATCTCATTTCCACGAATGTGGAATGCATGCTCTAGGGCGAGACCATAAGTACGGTACGCTCTCAACATGTCAGTGGACAAATTGACAAACAAAGGTGTGAAACACTCAATATAAGACTCATTGAATCCTACAAGTGCTTGTGGTGAATGATGTGCGTCATACGCTGACATATCACCAGCACCATGTGTGTCTTCCCCGCATGCCATGTTCAAATGTTGAATGGTCAAAAGGTGGGCATCTTCCCCAACCATGTTGTCGCCTGTAGCAACACCATTGGTGAGGTGGTTATCCATCGTAAATTGCAAAAGTGAACCATAAAACATACGGCACACAATCACTTTTCGAAGACTAGCAGCTGAAACTAAACGGCCTTTACCTTTGAGAACTTTCTCAATAGGCAAGGTTTCGGACTTCACAACATCAGTGTAAAACCAAGCTGGTATCATACCAGACTTTAAGTCTTCCACGTCCTTCATGACTTCAGCATAAAGCTGCTCGAACTTTGGACCAATGACAAATTCGCCATTAATCCACTCTCCACACAAATCACGCTTATTAATGCCCTCCATATTATAGGGAGCACCAGCGGATGTGGAAAGATCAATTCCTTCAAAGCTCGTCCCAGGTATCCCGTTAATTGCCTCATTGAAAGGCATAATCTTCGGAATGAAAGGAACATGAGCTGTTTTGAGATCCCTCGCAAACTTTTCGTTCAAACACCTTTTCAGGCGCTCGATCTCAATTTTTGGAATCTCAGCATGATGGCAATACTTACTACGCGCTTGAGCGTATACCATTGGGTCATTCGGATTCACAGAAGCTTTAAATGGCTCCTTAGCCGGTGACTCACTTGGTGTAAGTATATCGGTGACATTGGTATAAAAGTGATGCTTCTTGGAATGAATTCCAAAAATCTCACGACCAGTGCCATCAACATCTAACTCATTGCCTTCGGCACGCAAAATGCCATCAACGAGCTGCCTCCGAGTCATAGCTGTAAAATAACTGGGTCCATACCCATTATTTCCAGCACAAAGATATCCAGCAAATTTGCCTGAACAACCGCCATCATCAGACGCAATGTACAGCAAACTGCCACAATCTCCAGTCTCGGAATTGAAGATTGCTGACCAAACTTGAGAAAAGACGCGTGTATCGCCATCCTCCTCAATGGTCTTGCCTCCAACAATAGTACTACCATGTGAAATTTGGTTACCCCATTCAGGGGTCCACATTCCAACGGAAGTTTTAGTCATATTGTGGAGTAGACGATCTTCAACAAAACCATCATTGACCCAATGATTCAAAATGGACTTGCCCATAGGAGCTTCATCCAACTTAACAAAATAAATGTCACGTGGGACGTCTCCAAGGCCTTCTTTCAGACGTGAAAACGTCGATGTGAAGGATGCCTTTCCATCCAACCGTGTAAAGGTCAAAATACTGTCTGGAATCTCCTCTTCATCAT